TTTTTTAAGGGACTTACATTTATTGAAGCATTGGGGTTATATTTCCAACCTTGCTTACCTAATGGGATTAAGTCAGGTCTATCAAACTTTAGACCAATGTGTTGTCCCGCTAAACTTGCAAGTAGATTTATCGGAGTCCAAGTCTTACCATATTTTTGACTGCGTTGTAGTCCGATTTGTCGCACACCCCACAATAACCCTTTTGCTGATAAAAAGAATGACCCAATACGAGCAACATCTACCAATGCTCGTGTAGTAGATGCGACAATACCACCTCTGATAAATCCATCATCAATGCCTAAACCAAAGTCCCAAAATTGAGGTTCACCTTTACTAATTTTCTTTCTTTGTATACCTCGTAATATGTAAGGTGCTTTTATTATGTTTAGTGAGTTGGGTGAATCATCTTTTAGATTAAATTTGTGATACATCTCATCTAAGAATGATGGTGAACTACGTTTCTCCATCATACTACCAATACTTGTGTATGAATCTATATATCTACTACCATCGGGAGAATATCTTTGTGTATCACCAGTACGGTCACCAACTTTATACTTACCATATCCTGCTTGAAATGATATTCCACTATTTGCACTACCAAACTGACTTAATAAAGAAGTTGTATTATCAAATGAGGTTTGAGATGGGTCTACACCTGTAAACGTAGAGTTATTCTTTGATTGTTGAAATGGGGAGAACCCACGAGCATCATCGTTGGTTATAAAATCAACAAACGTAGGGTCTTTGGCTTGATTGTCAAAATTTGGGTTAAACGTAAATCCATTAGGAGTTGTTTCACCTAAGAATTTATCACTTAAATTAAAATCAACTGGCGTAGTCTCACCCAAGAATTGTTCTTCCGAGTTAAAGTCGGTAGGAGTTGTTTCACCCAAGAATTTTTCTGAGAATCCAAATACATTAGGAGTAGTTTCACCTAAGAATCGTTCAGTTAAGCTAAATTCAGTTGGAGTCGTTTCACCTAAGAAGTTTTGAGTGAATCTAAATTCTGAGGGACTGGTTTCACCTTTGAACTTTTCCTCACCGGAGTAGTCTTGAGGAGTCGTTTGACCCTTAAATCTATCTCCTTGAGTAATATTTTCCGTTTTGGTTTCACCTTTAAATTTATCGCCTTGATTTACTTCTTGTGTTTCAGTTTGTCCTAAGAATCTCTCTTCTAAAGACATTTTAGATGGGGCCGTTTCTCCCAAATAGTTTGATGAGTTATCAAACTTAGATGGTGTGACCTCTCCTAAGTGTTTTGATGAGTTATCAAACTTGTTTGGAGTTACACCTTGTTTAGGTGTCGTTGTATTTGATTTAGGAGCATTAGGTGCGTTATCTACAAATTGAGATAGGGGAGTCTGATTAGTAGACTTGGGGATGTCCACTCTCTTCTTATCAGAAAGTGGTTTCTCTATGGGTCTTCTAAACTTTGATAAGTCAGATTTTAAATCTTTTAATGCCATCTAATTATCCTTATTTATATCCATCTCTAAATGATTGTACTGCAACATTACGTTTGTTCATTTGTGATATAACTTTATCGTCCATAACAATCTGAATTGGTTGTGATTGTATATCGGAACGTAATCCTTTTATTTCTTCTAATAATGGGTCTCCACCACCACCGACAGCACCACCACTTGAATCTGAATCACCGCCTATTCCAAGAGCTCCTGTGATTAATGGTAACATTAAACCTAATACTGCTAACGTACCTATAAATGGTGTAATTAATGCGAGTCCCATTGCTAATGGAATCATAGACGCACCTAATATAGCAAATACACCTGCGAGAGCGATTAAGCCCGGTGCTATCATTACAAGTGCCGTAAGTTGTGTTGTTAACTCACCCATCATACCAAATCCTATTGCGATTTCTTGAATAGCTTTACCCAATACATACAATGCAGCTGCGATTACCAACATTGCTGCTGCACCGGCAAGTATTGCTACTGCACCTACACCACTCATCATTATTGCACCTACTAAAGCAAGTGCTCCTACAAGTGCTAACATAGATACTACTGCCATACCAATTGCCTTCCACTCGACTGTCATAAATTCTTGGACTGCTTTTGCGAATACAAATACGGATGCGGCTACGAGTAAAAGTGCAGCACCACCTGCGAGTAGTTTTTTAGCGTCGATTCCTGATATTGCATTGGTCATACCACTCATTCCTTTACCAGGACCTTTGGGAATTTTAGGAGCTTTAGGAGTTTTTCCACCACCCTTACCCATGCCGGGCATGAATGACTTACCTTGCATTTTGTTCATGATACCATATTGGATAACCATTGAGGCCAATTGTTTACCCATTTCAAATAAACCCTTACCGGCCGATACTGCCCCACCTTTAATCACCCCAAAAACTTCGGCACCCTTCTTACCAAATTTTGATTGAAGTTCAGCATTCTTTTCTTGGGTTTGTAACATATTACCCAATTCATCCGCTGACATACCATATGTTTTGGCTAACATCTCTTGTTGTTTAGTACCCTGTGCTCCAAACTCTGCTGCAGATAATCCTGCATCTTTTATAACAGATGCCATCATTTCAGCACCCTTAGTAGCATCACCAAATTGCATTTCTGCAGCTGCATCTCTCAAAGCATTTTGGTCAGGTAACATATCACCCAATCCGAATGCACGTGCTTTTGCTTCTGCAGCTAAACTACCTTCAATATCTAACATACTATCAGCTACACCATTAAGTTTATCCATAGACAAACCTTGTTTAACAAGTTCTGCTGATTTTTGTGCTAATACTTTTATTTCTTCTTTAGACATTCCCAACATTTTGTTTTGCTGACTTGCCATTTCTTTTAGAACTGCGGATGCATTAACACCAACACCAGATGCGATGTCTTTTATTTCAGATGTCATAGCACTTGCATCAACACCAGCTTGTTCAAATGTTTCTTGCATTTTAACAGCACCTGCACCATCACCTAATAGGTTAGTCAATTCTGCTACATCTTTTAATGTTTCTGAATTTATGTGTTGAGTAGTACCAAATGCATCACTCATTGCAGTTGCAGCCGATGCGGCATCTTCTGCACTTACTGTTAAACTCAAGAATGAAGCACCTTGAATACTTGATGATAAAGAAGCGGCTTCACCAGCCGAAAGACCTAATGTTTTATATAAGTCTAATGATTGATTATATGTTTCGGTAAAAGCCTCTTTAGTTTTCTCTATACCCTCGGTAAATGCCTTTGCACCAAGTGCCATTATACCACCTGCCATGAATAAGTCTGCAAGCTCTGACGAATACCCTAATGCTTCTTTTAAATTATCATTTTGGGTTTTAAGTATATCTTCGTATTTTTGTGCTATATCTCGACGTTCTTTTCCAACTCTTAGTATTTCTTCAGCTTTATCAAGTTGTTCAAGTAAGTTTTTGTCTACATTTCTACCTGTTTTGGCCTGTTTTTCTAAGATTTTTTGCTTTTCTTCTGCAATGGTGGTTAGCTTACTCTCGATGTCCCCTTGACCTTCTAACGTTTTTAATACAGCAGCTGATATGTCTTTTTGATTTTTACCAAGACCAGCCTTATCATTTAAAACTTTTGTTAAGTCTCTCTGAATCGCAAGTTCTTGTTGAGCCAACTTTACGTTGAACTCATTATCTGCTTTAATTTGTTTTCTTGTTGAATCGTCTGCCATTACTAAAACTCGCCTTTAGATATTAAAATTTAAAATCTTCTAAGTCGTACTTTTTTACTAATTTTTTATAGTCTTCGTCTTTTTCAAGTTTATCGAGTCTATTGTCTAAGTCCTTTAGTTTACCTTTTGACTTTGCTAATTTAGCTCGTTTTAGTAATCTATCAACAAACCCCTCGTTTACTCCCTTTAAAGCTAAGACCTCTTTTAATTTAGATGTTTTGATGGTTTTCATATATTATCCTATATAGTGTACATATAAATATAGAAAAACCCAACTTTAAGTTGGGTCTTTACTATTTTCTTGTTTTTGATTTCATTTTTGATATTTCCTTGTCATGTGCTTTCTTTTCTTCTTGTTTAAATTCTATAATCTTATTGATATAAAATTTACGAGTCCAAATCGGCATATTGTAAACATCTGAAAACGTGAATCCGCCATTTCCGTGGTAAATCAAGTCAAAAATGTGAGAATGGAGCAATTGTCGATAATTAAGTGGAAGGCCAAAAAAAGGTCACGTCCATCGGCAGTTGCATCCCCCTCCCTTCCCCGGTCTCCTCCGAAACAAATTCCCATGTTAAGTCTATATCAGGAATTACTTTGTTGATGTATGCTCGGAGGGCCTTTGAATCTACTGCAAATAGTTCATTGTCAACAAAGTTGTTTATATAACTCGGAGTTGAATCGCCATCTACTGATAGTATCATCGTTTTTAATCGAGTTGTTAGTTCTCGTGAGGTCGTATCTTTCATTTTACGATTTGCTTTGTTTACAGCATCAGATTCGTGTTTTACCTTACGTTCTTTAGATTCAGTCATTGCCATAAAGGTAATTTCTCTTTCAGAACGTGGTAACTTGAAACTAAACTCATTAGTATGAGGTGCAATTTGTGAACTACCATCATACTCTTTGTTTTCGAACTGAGTAAGGTCAATCGTTTCACTTTGCTTATTACCACTGTATGGGTCTTCTACTTCTACCTCATAATCTTTACCATACCCTAATATTCTTGCTGCAATCATAATTGCATTCTTATCACCAGTTACTAAGTCTACATATTTTATAGCCTTACCTTCACCGTTTGATATAATTAGTGCTTGGAATAATCGGTCAAGTACTGACCCGTCTTTAATATAAGATTGTGTTGTAAGTATATCTTCTTCTTTTGCAGTCATATACTTCATTTCGACTTTACCACTTGAAAGTGGATTATCTTGTGGATAAATTAAACCACGTGATGGTAAATCGATAACTTCGGTTGGAAACTTGTAATCACTTACTTGTTTCGCCTCGTGTGCTTTTTTCAACTGTTCAACTGCCTCTGCATTAGACATTTGATAGTCGTCTTGTAAATCTTTCATAACTTTTCCTTGCTATTCTATTGGTTAACCTTATATAAGTATGTAAGTCAACCATTTATAATACAAAAACCCCCACCATTGGTGAGGGTTTTGTAAATTTTATAAGTTATACTTACCTATGCCCACGTATAATTACCATCAGTTCCGTTAAGTACTGCACCTGGTTCTTTATCATCAGGAACATTAGCATCGTCCATTGTGATTTTATCTCTTCCGATGTAGTCAAACCCATTAGTAGGTAATCCCATTTCGGGTACTTCTTCTGAAATAGTAAAGTGCGTTGCAGCATCGTCACCATTATCTTTGTCTACCCACGTGTAGTTGTGGCCAAACCACTCTACTACGTTGTCTTCTTTACGTCTTACTAAATTGTATGCCATTTTTAAACTCCTTTATTTGGTTAACCATATTTTTGTATACGTTAATAAGTATTGAACTTAAAAGAAAAACCCCATCATTTCTGATAGGGTTCTTAGTTTGTAATTTACAATCTGTATTTAGTATTGTAATATAGCGTAATCGTATGTCAATGTCATTTCAACAGTTGCGAGGTCTTCACCAGAGTAATCCATGTCTGAGAAGTTAGCCGATTGAATAAATGCACCTTTAAGTGTCCATTCTTCTACTTTATCACCAACAGGACCCAAACTATTGAATGTGATGTCTTTTTTGTAGAAGTCTGAATAACCATCACGACCAGTTACCGATTCGTGGTGTAGTCTTACCCACTCCATAGTAGCTTGTGCAGCAGATGGAACTACTGGGTCGTATAATGTAATTGACAAGTCTTGCCACTCACTTCTACCTTTAACGTATCTACGAGTGTTGATATGGTCAATAGTCACTTTACCATTATTAATCTCAGGTCTTGCAGCAGTTTTCACCAAGTATGCAGGAATTCCTTCAATATACATAATGAACCGATTTGACATCTTCGGTTCGAAGTTGGTGAACATAATTTCATTTGGGTCTAATAGCTGTGCCATTTATAATCTCCTATTGTCTTTCTAATAAATAGTCTAATTTTCAAATTATGCTTCAGGGAAAGCAGCGCCAGTTGGAAGAATGTTGAAATCAAGTACGATGAATTCAGCAGTCTTAGCTGGTTGTAAGAAAATTTCCCCTACCATAATATTTCTATCAATCACATCTGGTGTGTTGTTGGTATCATCCATCACCACTTTAAATGCGTACAAACCATTTCTTTGTTGGATTGATTCCAAGTAAGGATTGACGATTGACAAGAATCTATTTCTTGTTGCAGCGGTGTTGTTTTCAAATACCAAGTATCTTGTTGAAGATGCGATGTATTTCTTAACTGCGATTAACAATCTTCTTACATTGATTCTATCCAATGCCGATGGTTTAGCTTGTAGTGTTTTCTGACCGAATACCGTAGCACCTTGTCCAGGGAAAGTTGCGATTGGGTTAACACGGGCAGTATATAGTGTATCTCTCTCATCGTGAGTAAGACGTGTCTTAACTTCGATTACATTTGGAAGACCACCACGATTCAAACCTGCGGGAGCGTACCATTCAGCAGCAACCGAGTCATTGAATGCGATAACGCCTGGTAGAACAACACTTGGCGGAACCCAGACTGGCTTATTCTTGTCAGTATCTAAAATCTTAACCCATGGGTGGTATGTAGCCACATAGTTTGAGTCAAATGATGTTAGTGAGTTGTTTACAGTTGCAATTGAATCAGAGTAACCACCTGCATCCATTACATAGAAACAATCAAGTCTATCTTCACACATATCTTTAGCGAATGTACTTACTGAAGAGTGTAGTCTATTGATAACACCTGGTAGAACAATCATATTGATATCAAACTCATCTGGGTTAGAGATTGCGTTGATAGCTTTTCTATATGCAACAGTACCTGCAGCGGTAGCTGATGATAAGTCAAATCCTTGAGAGTTTCCAGCAACAATAGCAGAACCATTGTTTACTACTCTATTTGGTTCATATCCATCGAAACCACCTTGGAATGGTACTAAGAATTTCTTAGCATCTACATCTGAAGTTAATGTGATTGGAGAACCATTTGACTCACACGTAGCCAAATCAAAGTCAGAACCAACTTCTTCAGTATTTGCGTCTGGAAGTGGTTGTAGGAAGTTCAAGTTATCACTTGTTACGAAATCAAATGAGTAACCTAAGAATGCTCTTTTGTTGTATTCACTTGAAATCGATTGTGATACGTTGTAAGTTGGAGCAGGTAGGTTGTATGTTGAGTGTAATGGTGATGTTACAGCACCAAATCCGAATGGTACAAGTGTTGAATCAATTGACCCAGCTTCTACATCATCGGTAACCGATACTCTAATATGAGCAGATGCGTTAGGGTAATCACCATTTGAAGTTAATTTACCATTAGCGTCAACAGTAATATATTTGTCACCAATTACTCTCTTAATGTAGTTTGGTGAGTTAGGGTCAAGGTTTAGACCTTGGAACTCTTCTACGATGTTTGGTCTTGTATCACTATCTTGTACACCTTGACCAAAGATTGAATTAGGAATCTTACCAGTATCAACTCTACGTACTACAACACTAAATGTACCATATTCAGAACCTGGCACTTCTGATGCTGGTTTGATATCGGTAATACCTACTTTAAATTCGTAGTTAGTTGAGTTACCATGAGATAATGTATGGAACTTAATTAAGTCAGTAGCTACACCACCAACTTTTTGTGATTTAATAAATGGAGTACTTGCTTCTTGATATGCCTTAGTGTAATCCACATCAACTTGCTGAACGGAAACCTTTACATCTTCACCAGTTGCAAATGATGCAGATTGGAAAGTTGAGAAGTTTAATTGAGTGTAAGCATCTTTAGAAGACTTAGGAGCGTACCCATATATCTTAGTAATATAGTTAGCATCAGCTGGGTCAAGTGATGCAGATGAATTAGCTTCTGTTACACTACTACCAGTTAAGGTAAGGATAAATGAAGAAGCGCTTGCAACTACGTCTACTGACGAGTCATCGAAGTCACCCGCATTTGAAGTAGTAGTTGGGTGTAATAACGCACCTACCAACTCACCTGCTGATGATGATACTACCAATGCTAATGGTTTTGCAGTGTATCCACTTTGTCCTAATACTCTTACGATAGTAGCAGTACCTGCTTCTTCTAAATACGATTGGGCAGTATACGGAAGATATGAATCTTCAGTAAGACCACCAAACTTTTGTTGGAATTCTTGGAATGATTCTACTTTCGTTGGAACGAACGCAGGTCCCTTAACAGATTGTCCGATGAGCGCAGCACCTATCTCACCAATTCCTTGTGGTAAGAATGAGAGGTCTTTCTCTCTTGTAAAAACGCCAGGACTTACAATTCTTTCAGCCATTTTTTTCTCCTAAAATATAAATTTCGGTTTTCCTTATTATAAATACACTAAAAAATGGGGAAACGACTACTTATTTTGTAGGTGTGAACTGATTTGTTGATATATCGTAAGTTCCCTCACCATATTTATCTTTTAATTCACTACTCAACCCAGCTTCTTCTTGTCTTAGAGTGGAGTAATCATCGATTAAAGTTTGCTTTTCAGTTTTTAGTGACTGAAAGTCTTGCTCTAACCCATGAATTAGTAGTTCGATTTCACCAATTCGTGTATTGGTAGTCAATACTCGTTGTTGAAACTCTTGAATCTTATTTACTTCTTCTTGTGTAAATTGGATTATTGTCTTTTCTTCCATAACTCTTTGTGTTTAATATTGTATTATATAAATATGTAAAAATTATTCATTACCTATGATTGATGAGATATCATTTCCACCTAATTTTGGACTTTCACCCCAAGACACCTTACCAACTGAGATTCGTCTCTTAGTATTGTTAGATAATCCAGCATATTCAGGAACAATATATGCTTTTGTAGTCAGATTGATATTGGCTCGTGTAATTCTATCTTGCCCCATATCAGATACTGTTTCAAATGAGTAAGAATCTCCCTTTATTTGGAATTTGTATCTATCACCAAATGAACGACCTTGGAATAATATGATTTGTTCAACAATCTTGTTGACCTGTTCCATATAGTCACACCAAACAACTACTTCATACTCTAAATTTACATAATCCGGCCTTTCAACTGACATATATTCCTTTTTAGGAGATTGCCCAGTTAAAACTGAGAATTGGTCATATCTATTTACTTTGGTGTAAGTTCTTTCGAACATTTGATGTGTATCTTCGTTTTGAGCTACCTTTAGTTTAGCTAAATCCGTGTTTATAGATAAGTTGTTTCTTTTGAAAGAGATTACAGGTGTTAATAACATCCCATTATCATCTTTCATAAATCCATCACGTTGAGCACTTGCCCATTTTTCAGGAGATGCATATAATACTGGTACTGGGTAAAATCTACCATCATCTTCTATGGTTGGATTTATATCAACCTCTAAAAAGTTTTTAAATGCAGAATCTACATCGTAAATTCCAACTGAAACATTCTTTACATTGTCTTGGTCTCTACGTAGTTGATTGGCCTTGTTCAATTTAGGGTCTAACTCAGTAGATGACTGAGTTTGAATCAAGTTTGGTTTAGATATATCCTCGTTTCTATATTTCTTAGCCATCTTATAGTCCTAATGGTACTTCGTTATCATTTTGTCGTGAGTTACCCTTATAAGTATCTACCAACTTTATACTTGTTTGACGTGTAACGTGTGCATCACATATAATAGATACATTTAAACCCTGTGTTTCACCACCATCCCAAGTTGTTGGGTTTTTACCTGCGAAGTATTGGTAAGAGTATTGTGCATCAATTAAGTGGTATTCATTATTCCATAGGATGATATCACCAACTTCCGGCACAAGATTCTTTTCTACTAATGTATCACGTAAAAATCTAAACTGGACTTCACGTGAATATGATTGTCCAAAATCATCAGATATCTGAGTAGACTGACCCCTCTCAATTAGACATGGTATCTTAATTGGTTGGTTGAATACTTTATCCTTACCTTCACCATATAGATTTGACTTAGTATCAGTCAATGCTA